GATGGTTCTCTTGAGATTATCCACGATACCTTAGCCCCGAAAGATGTTCAAGCACAATTAAAGTATTATGACAATATGACAAGAATAGGAGGACTTACGATTAATGAAGTGAGGGCTTATGAAGGAGAGAACGAATTTCCTTACGAATTATGTGATGTTCCATTAATTAATGTAGGTGGGGCAATAGTAAGACTTGATACTGGGAAACAAATAAGGGTAGAAAATGAAACAGACAAAACAAACGACTCAAGTGGAGCAAAACGGTCTGACTTATGGGAGGATTTACTGGTTAAGGTTGTTGGGGATGAAAGATGGCTCGACCTTAAATGGAAACAATTTAACTCAAGACATGGGATCTCGCTCCGTCGGTTTGAAAAAACGCTCAAAAGGTATTTCGGCGACCAAGAAAGGCGAATCTTAGAAGCTGTGTTAAATAATTATATTGTTGAGCAGGCATTCAATCTTGAAAATGAGAATATGATTCTATATCAGCTCTTAGAAATTGATTTATGGGATATAATGAGAGATGGGCATAAATTTGGTTCGTTTCAATTTGATTTAGGTATTGATTTTAATAAAGAATTATTAATAACAGAGTTTGATAAGATTTCTAATACAACATTAAAAATTAATGATACAACTTATGAAAGTATTAAGGGACTAAAAACTGAATCCGAGTTACAGAAAGCATATAGACAGATAAAAGAATCACGATTGGATAATATTGCCATAACAACTACCACTGGTGCTTTTAACGCTGGATTATTACAAGCCATGAAAGATGCTGGTTTTAATAAAAAGACTTGGCTTACAATGAGAGATTCTAAAGTTAGGGATGCACATAAGTTTATGGACGGAGTTACAGTCCCTATTGATGAGCCATTTGAAGTAGAGGCAAAGGGGATTAAATATTTAGGATTATATCCAGGAGACCCGATATTAGGGGCTATTAACAATGTAAACTGCCGTTGCACAATTTTAGGGGGAGAATAAAATGATACCACAATATTTACTCGAAGCATCTGAATTAAAGGAAATAAAATGGATTGAAACTAAATCAGAGAAGCCAGAAAAATTAAAATCTGAAAGAGCAATCAAACATTTTATCTCAACCATTGATCTTGATAGACAAAGAGATATAATGATGCCTAAAGGAATGTATGATAAGGAATATTCTAAATCTCCAGCGGTCTGGTATAATCATAATTATACTTGGAATCCTAATGCGCTACCAATAGCTAAGAGTATGTGGAGGCAGAAAACAGATGAGGGGGTATTGGCTAAAACAGAATTTGCCACAACCGAATTTGCCGATGATGTGTATATGCTTCACGAAGGCGAGTTTATGAATACTTGGTCAATAGGATTCCGACCTTATAGAGATAAATCAGGAAATACAGAGAAAGATTCTATTGAAAGAGACGAAAAAAAGAATATAACAATCTGGCATAAATGGGAATTACTTGAATATAGCTCAGCTCCAATAGCAGCCAATCCTAATGCAAGAGATATGGTTAAGGATTTGCTTAGTATGAATTTCAAAAGTGGACTAATGATAGATATGATTAAAACTACGGCATTGGAGATAGAAATTAAATCACAATTAGAAGAATTAAAATCAGAAGTAGAAGAATTAAAAAAGACAAACGAACTCTTACAGAGTTTAATAGAAAAAACTAATTCACATGACAAGGAAATTTTGCAATTAACAGAATTTCTAAAACATCAAGAAACTAAAGTAGTTGAAAATATTTCGATAGGGCTGCCAGCCAATCAAATGACAAGTGATAAGATAAAGTCTATCGCAAGGTCAGTAATTGGTGGGGGTAGATAAAGCGAGATTCAGCGAAATTTAACACATTTAATTCATGGGGGAAACTATGAACGAGGAAATCTTAAAAAAGCTCGAAGAAATTTTGGCTAAGTATGATGGTGCTTTAACTTCTAAAGCACAAGAAGAAATGTTAAAAACTTTCGGGGCAACATTAACAGACGAATTAACAAAAAAATGGGAAGATAAATTTGGTCGCATAGAAAAACTATTCACTGAAAAAGACTTGGATAAACCAAAAGGAACATTCAAGAATTTTGCTGATTATGTTTTAGCGGTTAAAAATTATCAAACACCAGAAAACCAGAATAAATTAAAAGCATTTGAAACTGGCGTGCAGGGTGATTTTCTAATCCCAGTAGAATATGCTGCTGGTATTTTAGATTTTGCGTCCCAGTCAAATCCATTTATGCAGATGGCTACCAAATATCCATTAAAAGGCAATTCATTTTCTCTTAAATATTATAAGAGCAAAAACAGAACATCAGCCAATTTCTATGGTGGGGTTGTTTCTTATTGGGTTGAAGAAGGGAATGCACCTACAGCATCAGATATGCAGTTTGGGAAGATTGATTTTCGACTTCACGATTTAGCGATGCTAATTGCAGCAACTAATGATATGATTGAAGATGCACCAGAAGCAGTCTCAGGTATAATTAATAAAGCATTCGGGGCAAGGTTAGGTTATGATTTAGAAAATGTATTCTTAAATGGTAATGGCGCAGGTCAACCATTAGGTATATTAAATTCAGGGGCTAAGATTAACCAAGCTAAAAAAACAAGTCAGGCAGCAGCAACAATCGTAAGTGAAAATCTGATTTCAATGAGAAACAGACTTCCAAATGAATCAAAGAAAAATGCAGTTTGGATTTATGCGTCTGATGCAGCAGTAGCAATTCAAAATTGTAAAATAGGGGAGTCCACTTTCCCAGCATTTATTCCAGCGGGTGCTTTAAGTGCTAATCAAACTTTAGATATAGTCTTAGGACGTCCAGCTTATGAATCAGAACATCTTTCATCTGCATTGGGAACATCTGGGGATATTATCTTAGTTGATCCAACCCAATACGGAGTAGCTTATAAAGGCACTTTCACACCATCGGTAGAATCAAGTGCACATTTATATTTTGATTCAAACAAGACTGCTTTCAGATTAGTATTTAGAGTAGATGGTCAACCATTGTGGGATACATACATAACACCAGCACAAGGTTCAGTAACTAAATCACCAATAGTAACATTAGAAACAAGATCATAAGGAGAAACATAATGAGACAATTAATGCAAAACGCAAAAATCGTTAGTGGATTAAGCAATGCTTCTGTTTCGTCCGTTACTCCAGATTATGTATCTTTAAAAAATTATCAACATTTAACTGTTATAATTTCTTTGAAGTGCGCAACTGGCGTAGCTGCATGTGCAGTAACATTAAAACAAGCAACTGTCGTAGCGGGGTCAGATGAAAAGGCACTCGGCTTTTCTTGGCAATGGGCTAACGCCGATGTAACAACTGATACATTCACTAAGACAGCAGTTACATCAAACACATTCTCAACCGCAGCAACAGTAAAAGACAAAATTCACGTTATCGAAGTGGATTCTGATACGTTAGATGTTGATAATGGTTTTGATTGTGTAAGAGTAGCTTTAGCTAATGCTGCTTCAACAACAGCAACTGTAACTTATATATTAAGTCAACCAAGATTTATTGACCAGACAAGCTCACCAGTAGCGATAACTGATTAATGAAAGTATTGGTTAAATACTTAAAAGGCAGATTAAAGGGCAGACTTGATATAATGAGCATGGGGTCTGCCCATGCTGCTCAAAAAAATGGAATAGTAGAGATTATTAAAGTTCTCGAAGAAAATATTATGGTGCTAAAATGAGTTTAGTAACTGATGCTTATTATAAATATTATCTTGGTATTTCACAGAGTGATTCAATAACAACTACGATAGCTCCTTTAATTAATGCTGCTGAAAAGAGGATTAAGGAATTTCTTAATCGAGATATAGAGATAACTTCTTATACGGATGAACTCTATGATGGTAATGGGAAAAGTATCCTTGTGGTCAGACAATTCCCATTAGTATCAGTGAGTGCGATTAAAAGATATGATGGTTTATCATCTGGTTCTCAGGTGTGGACTACTTTAGTACAGGGAACTGATTATGACAGGCTTGTAATATCTAAAGAAGCATTCTCAATATATCTTGATAATGGGACATTTGAAGAAGGAATTCAAAACTACAAAATATCCTACATAGCGGGTTATGGGATGGTTGCAACAGGGAGTGTATTAACTAATTTAATACCAGATGATATTCAAATGGCTTGTAAAGAGTTGGTTGCACTTTATTGGAAGGCAAACCCAGCCAATCAGAGTTTTGTTGGTGTACAGAATCTCTCTGATGCTGGAGGCGGTGCGAGTTCAACAGTGAATATTGATTTAGATGCTGAGTGGAGAATACTAAAAAAGATAGCATACCATAAGGCAATAAATGTCTGATATGCAGGAGTGGATTGAAAAGATAACTCAAGGTGTATGGGATGGTTTAGGAGATTCAGCGCCTCAGATTACACAAACAATAGGTGTGATGGTAGCCTCTAAGATTATGAGTAGCCCGCTGACGTGGGCATCTATAAGACAGAGAGGAAGGTTAGCGAGAGCTTATCAGGGACAGACAGAGGCGACTGAAACATTCTCGAAAAGTCCCGTTGAAATAATCCATGAAAGAATCTTGCACGTTCCTTATGCGAGGAGAGTTGAGGAGGGTGGCGATACACCAACATCAAGAAGGATGGCATTTGCCTTAAAGCGGATTTATAAAAGAACGGGTGATAAAAAATATGAAGCTCTTTATAAGTCTATTTTAAGTGGCAGAAAAACAGTTATAAACCATTTGGCGCATCCATATTTATCAAACGCAATTAGCTCTTTCAATGTGGAGATGTTATCAGAAATTACAAGAAGAAATATCGAAACAAGATTAAAGGCAATACCAAACTTGGAGGTGGTAATTGGCACTAAGTGATGTCCAGTCGGCTTTATATCAAGACTTACAAACGGTTTTAGTTGCAGGCGGGTATAACTACGCTTATAAAACTATTTATCGGGTTGAAAAGACTATTGATAAGATTGATAAAATAAGTTGTCCTGCAATATCAATGTTCTTAATTGCAATTACACCGAAAGAATTTGACGAGGCAAGT